CCAACACGTTTCAAGCACGGAGCTGGTGTCAATTTCTCTGCTATGCCAGCAACTATTAAACAAGCAGTAATTCACTTCGTAGTCGCTCTCGTAAAACAACGTGGACAAGGTGGAATTGTTCTTAATGAAATAGGAGAACCTTCTGCCGTTACGCCAAAGGCTCAGGCTTCTGCTGAGGACATGATGGCTGCTTATGACCTACTAGACCAGTACCGCATTGTTTGGGCTCGTAGTTAATGTCCAGAGCTACGGTTCGAGCAGCAATTACCAATTATCTTGTTGGTGCAGGTATTACAAACCTTTCGACTGTTAAACCTTTTCCTGCAAAATTCACTCCTGAAATGGAGTTTTATGCTGGTGAAGACCCCGGACATAGCTCAGGTGCAATTCTTTACATCTATTTCGAACGTGAATCCGAAAAACGTATTGCTTTAGGTGGCGCACATTCTGGTAAAAAAGCCGTTGAATACTCGGTTGTTTTAGATTGTTTCCTTCGTTCTACTCATCGCAAATCAGAGGACGCCGGTGCTGATAACGAGGAATTTCTTGATTCTTTAATTGCAGCGATTAGGGCAGACCGTAATGCTGGTGCGCCTGGAATTATTTTTCAATGGGGAGAGGGTCTTTTTCCCGGTAGTTCTGACATAGATGTAACATCGTATTACCCACGTCAATTAAACGGTTCTGCTAGTTCGACACAAATCTATTCTTCGGTTAGAGTTGCAGTCATTGAGATTTTGAACACATAGGAGCATTATGTCAAAGTTCACTTACACAGGCGACCAAAAGCGTGTTTATCCACACATAACCGTTACTGGTGCTGTCCTTGTGGCAGAAGCCGGTAAGACCTATGACCTTGAATTTCAGCCATCTGATGGTCGTTGGGAAGCAGTATCAACTCCAAAAGCCCCTAAGACGACCCCACAAGCCGATTCTGAGCCCGCAATAGAAGAAGTAACCCCAACCATTAACGAGGAACAATAATGCCTACAAATCAAGCCTATTTATCAGCCAACAGCTATCTTGGACTTGTCCTTGAAGCTAACCTCGCTGCCGGTGTAACAACACCTACTCGTGGTACTGCTTCGACAGGTTCATACTCGCCTTATTTCATTCCAGTTACCTCTCCACAGGTAACACCTATGCAAACATTCCTTCGTGATGAAGCCTTGCGTGGTTCGCCTAACCTTGTGTACGACCAAGTTCAGGGTGTCCGTCACGACGAGTATGACTTCAAGTCATACCTTTACGCCGACACTTTTCCAATGTTGCTTCTTGCAGTTCTTGGTGGAATGACATTACAGCTAACGTAACTGGCTCGGCTTACTCACACACCATCGGTCTTTACAACGATGCAACACACGGTTCACAGCCATTGTCTTACTCAATTATGGACTTTGACGGTGCTAACTATTTCCTCGTTTCAGGCGCACAAGCAGAAAGCCTAAACATTACTTTTGGTGCAGAAGCGTCAGCAGACGGAACAATCAAGTTCTTTGGTAATCCATACGTTTCTTCAACAACAGCACCAGCACCGTTCACTTCATTCTCTTACGTAGAAGAAACAGGCGAACACCCTATTCCTGCTTGGGACACAACCATTGTAATTAACGGAACAACCTACAATTACATTTCAACTGGTGAGCTTAAAATTGACCGTAAAACCAAGCCTATTTTCACAATGGGGAATCAAGGTCCATACGTCAACTTTGCTGGTCCAGTTGAAGTAACAGGTAAGTTCACTGCCGTTGTCAACAGCACCACAGACACGTTCTCAACACCTTCTGCGTACAACACATCAACAGGTCAGGTAACTTCTTCAGCGTTTGCACTGGGTCGTTCACCAGAAGCTATGACAATTACGCTTTCTGACCCTAACGACATTACAAGCGGAACTAACCACAGCATTGTTTTGCAGCTCTCTGCGGTTCAGTTTCATGACGTAAAGCGCACACGTGGTAAGGAATACACCGAAGTTGAGGTATCATTTACTGCTAGCGGAAATACGTCTGACATTCCAACTGGAACTGGTTACTTGGGTTATTCACCAATTAAGACAGTTACAACGAACGCTCAGTCATCTGCTTACCAAACCGGCTACTAATTAACTAAGGGGAGAACATGCCAGCAATAAACTTATCCACAGGCGATTCAGCAATTCTTTATTCTCGAAATGAGATTAGCGAACGTACTAATCGTGCCATTTCTAAAGCCTTTATGGCAGCAGGTTCCATTGCAGCAAAGCTTCAAGGTCTTGGCTTCGATGAAACGAAACCTGAAACATGGAGCAAATGGGCTGAACTTACGCCAGAAGAACAAGAAAAAATTAACGAGTATCAAGCAACGCTAATTGTGGGCTTCGTAAAATCTTGGTCAAAAGGAGAGTTGCCAACATTGGACTCATGTTTGGATTTGCCAGCCGTTTTGTTTCAAGAATTGGCTAGTGCTTGTTCGGATGAATTTTCAAAAGCACCTGATTTCTCACCGGATGGTGTGACAGACCCAAAAGTGCTTACCGCAGAATAAATAGACTTCGTTCTGCCCTTGAAGGCAAGGATGTCGAAATAGACACAGAACTTGCTTCATTTTTCAGGGAGTACCGTTTTCGCTCTACGTTTGTTTGTTCGCATGATGATTACTTGAACCAGCCAAGCGAGATGGTCGATTGGTTGCTTACAATAGATAGCGTGGTCAAGGAGATTCAAAATGGATAATTTTTCAATGCACGTTAGCGGTGTTGATAACGTTGTCAAATACTTAGAAGCTCAGGTTGCCCGCCTTGACGAAGCATCAAGAAAAATTGTCGAAAAAGGTGGTTTAATTATCGCCAACCACGCCAAAGATGAATTCAAAGGTAGCGGAACTGCTGACAACAATTACCCAAATCCAACCTTTAGAACAGGCAACCTTCGTAATTCCATTAAAGTTCTCGACGTTCGCAGAGAAGCTTTAGGAACTTGGTCAAGTAAAACTGGTCCAACCAAAATGTACGGTAGGCGTGTCGAGCTTGGGTTTAGTGGAACAGTAAGTGGCTACACAGCAAAAAGAGGCGGTACTACTTATACTGTGGGTTCATACCAAGCCACTTCAAGGGCGTTTCCGTATTTGGCTCCAGGATTTGAAAAAAGTAGGGGAGAACTACAAGAACTCTATTCGTATGAATGGCGAAAGGCACTCTCCTAATGTCTGATTCCTTAATGCCACCAGTAATCGTTGAGATTATGGCTTCAATCAAAGATTTTTCTGCAAAGAAAGACGAAACCATTGCAGGAATGAAAGAAATCCAAGCTGCTGGTGATACCACCGGTGCCAAACTTGGCGCACTTGGAACCAAAATTGGCAATTTTGCTTTAGTGGGTGCAGTTGGAGTTGCTGCCTATGCAACCAAACTTGCTATGTCGTACCAAGAAGCTCTCGACAAAGTAGCTCGAACCACAAACCTTACCAAACAACAAATTGACGAATTAAGTCCAACAATTCTTAAGGTTTCAAAAAATACTGCTACTGCTGCAACTGACATTGCTGCTGCTTACGCTCAGGCAGTCAAAGGTGGTTTATCACTTAAAGACGCTAACGCTGCCGTAACCGCTTCTGCACAGTTTGCCAAAGCTGAAAATGGAAGCCTTACAGACACGCTTAACGCTGCTCTTGTCGTTCAACGTTTGCACATTCAAGGAACAAAATCTGTTGCTCAAACAATGGACATTTTTACCAATGCAGTCAAGGATTCAAAATTAACTGCTAACGACCTTAACGCTGCCATGAGTGGTAAAGCACTTTCGGTATTCGGTGCTTACGGAATGAACATTCAGGAAATAACAACTTTGTTTGCTGGATTAGCTAACCAAAACATTTACGGTACACAAGCTATGCGTACTATGAATACTGCCCTTGCTGCTCTCGAAAAATCAATGACAACCGCAACAGGTAAAGCTACACCGTTAAATCTTGCACTAAAAGGAATTGGAATAAATCAAGCAACACTTGCTTCTGAGGTTAATAAGCCCGGTGGATTCCTAATGATTCTTCAGCAAATCAATGACGGCTTTAATAAATACGCAACAGCAGGTCAAAAAGCTCTTGGAATAACTGCATTTTTGAATACTGCATTTGGAAAAACTGTGGGTCCAACCCTCGCAAACTTTATGCCACAACTTCCAATGATGTTACAGATGTACGCCGATGCAAATAAACCCGGTTCTACTCTTGCGCAATTTAACGAATGGTTAAAATCTCCATCGGGTTCATGGCAAAACTTCCTAACTTCGTTACAAGATGCTTTAATTCCACTTGGAAATAAAATCTTGCCTGCATTGACAACGGCGCTACAAGCAATTACAAAAATTATGAACGCTCCTGCTGGAAGCACCACAAATAAACTCCTTAACATTGGTGCAATGATTGTCGGTGCGCTTACTGCGGGATTTGCAGCTTCAAAAATGGCAAACATTGGAATAACCATTGCGGAAGCTTTTGGTGCCACAATCGTAGGAGGCACGGCAACGGTCATTGGTGCTGCGGTTGCAGCAGGCGTTCTTGGTGCGTTAGCAATTTGGAAACTTGGCGCACCTACGCAAGCAACCGCCGATGCTGCACGTCAAGCATGGGATGAAAATAAGTTTAAGGGAATAGTTGACGTAGCTGCAATGACCGTGAATACATTTACTGGATGGTTCAGTAAAATAACTCACATTCCTATTCCAAACATTCCAATTATTCACGCTGCTGCAACGGCAAACTCAACTGCGGTTCCAGGCGGTAATTCAAGCGTAATGCCAGGAACTACACCGGGAACTGTAAAAATTAAGGTACATCCATAATGGCAGAAGGAATTGGAAGTTTTAATGGTGGCAACATTAACAACATTGAAATAGAAATTGACGCTGCAATGATTGGTGCATTTTTAGCCAAAAACCCTGAATTCATAAATGCCATTGCACTCGAAGTTCGTAATGCGTTATTAAAAGATGTCAGGCGTATGGAAAACCTATTTGCTAATCGAGCCGGTAAAAACGTAAACAATCAAACGCTTCCACCGCCGTCAACTCTTAATACAAATCAAGGAAATAGATTAACGTGACGCTTGCTTCACTTCCTACGCTCAACGTTTATGTAGCTTTCAATACCACCGCTAGTAGTGCCACGCTCAATACTGCTAATCAAATTCCATTTAGTAATACTTCTTATTGGACTAACGTCACTGCTTACGTTCAAGATTTTAATACCAATTCAGGAAAACAGCATTTTATTGACAGAGTGGAATCAGCAACGTTGCAAATAACGTTTAACAATAGAAACGGTTATTTTTCAGGAAGCCCAAATACTCTTAATGTGCGCATGCCTATTGGTGTTACGGCAACTTGGAACGGCACTACTTATCCTATTTATTGGGGTTTTACAGAAAGTATTAGAGAAAATGCCCAAGACCAGTTGAATTCTGAATTAACAGTTTCATGTTCGGATGCCAATAAAATGCTTGCGCTTCGATACATGGCTTCAACAAACTTTTGGGGGCAATACGCTAACCCATCATCAAATAACACATCAGGTTGGTATCGTGCAACAACGGCTGCAAGAGCAACTATTACAGGAGCTACTTCTGTTTCTGCTGGCGGTGGTTCGTACAACATTACATACAATGCTGTTAACAATTTTACAGTTGGTCAATACGTCACTATTTCAGGTTTAACTGCCGCAAATGGTTCGACTACGGGAACATTTAATTATACAAATGCAGTAATTCAATCTCGTACGCCTTCTCAATTTGTAATTAACGTTACTTTTCCTGTTTCTACTGGTAATTCAAGCGGAACTGGAACTGCTTATGTATCCAACATTTACAATTATTTAACCAATACGAGCGATGGTTATTACAACGGCAACGTTACTTTTCAAAATAATGGTGCAATGGTTTATGAAGCTAATGGTTGTGTTGACTTAGGAAACGGTGGAACAAACTTTTTCACTGGTGCTGCAACAACCAGTGGTGGTGAGTTTTACATTTCAACCTTGCCTAGTGGCTGGTCAGGTGTTGATTTTTGGATTTTAGGTAATGGTATTTCTGGTCAAACAATTTTCACACAAGACGTAGCTGTATCCGGCACTCCTTCGATTTACACTCTTACGGCTTTTGTTGCAACAACTGGTGAGGTTTCTGTTTTGGTGAAAAATGGTGCAACGCCATTGGGTACCGCACAAGTTCCAAATAAATACGTTAATGACGGTTATTGGCACCACATTGGTTTAGTTTCTTTGCCTAACGGTTATTTGGAATTATACGTTGATGGCGTTTTTGCTAGCGGTGGAGCTGGACTGCAATCGTTTGGTTTATTTACTTTTTATACCGTAAGCACAAACAGTTTCACTATTGGTCACGATAACTATACGTACACATCAAATACTTTTTCTTCACTTATTGACGAAGTTATTTTAAGTACAAACGCAAACATTTCAACACTTAGTACAGAGGTTCAAAAACGCTATAAAGCTGGACAAATACTGCAACAAGGACAACCAATTACGACTTATTCATGTTATTCAGGTGACAGAATTGCTGAAATACTTTGTATTGCAGGTTACGGAAGCATACAAATTGTTAGCGGTGTGCCAACGGTAGTTCTACCTACTTGGACTAATTCATTTGGCAATACAGTCAGTTTGCTTAACATAGCGACAAGTTACAAAACATACATTCCATACGTTTATGGAAACGCTAATGGTACTTGCCAAGTCGAACCATTTTATTACGACACACCAGTAACCAATTCGTCGGCTATTGGTTTGATTCAACAAATAACCGATACCGATTCCGGTGCTTTTTATCAAGGTCCAGATGGAGCTTTTTATTTTAATCCTCAAAATTATTATGGAACATGGGCTTGGAATACACCAACCACAGGAACAGGTACGTGGACATTAAATCCAGCAATTTCGCCATCAGGTTATTACGTTTGGGCTGACAACAACACAGGCGTTCCTTATGACGCTCCTTCGCTTCAAGTCGTTAAAGATGACGTTGACCTTTGGACAACCGTTAAAGTATCTCCGCAATCTGGCACCGAACAAGTTTATGAAAATGTTGCCAGCGAAGCTCTTTACGGATACTCAACCTTACAAAAAGGCTCTACCGTACCTATTTCATTGAACGCTGCATTATCCACCGCCAATTTCTTGGGTTATTTATTTCATTCACCATTACCTAGAGTTCAAAATGTGGAGCTTCGTGCTGAAACAACAAATCAAGCAGTAAGTTCACCTGTTGGTTATTACATACCTGCTTTAATTGGTACGCTATTTGGTGACGTAGTGCAATTTATTAGAAATGCGCCTAACGCTTCAGGGAGTGGAATAGTGAATCAAAAAATGGCAGTAGAAGCTATCAGTCACCAATTTCATGCTGACCCCGGCACATGGCATACATCTTTTGTTCTTGACCCTTATCCTGTAAGGTCATAATGCCTAACATTCCTAATACGACAGCACCTAATTTAGTTTTAACTTCCGTTGGTAACGGCAGCAATGCTTCACGTTGGTCAAGTTCATTAACAAGTTTGCCTAGCGGAACAACAGCCGGACAAATTATTTATTACAACGGAACTACGTGGGTAACAAATACAGCACCAACCGCAGTAGGCGACATTATGTATTGGGATGGTTCTGCATGGGTCAGCACAATAGAAACACCTACCGCAAATGGTCAATTACTTTATTGGTCGCAAACTGGTTTAACTTGGAAACACGGAGTAGGACCCGGTAGCGCAGGTCAAATGTTGGTGTGGAGTGGTAGTAACTGGACTCCTGTAACCATGAATGGCGATGCTTCAATTAACTATCTCGGAATTATAACTCTTGCAAACGTGACATTGGCAGCAGGAACGTACGGTGACGCTACGCACGTACCTCGAATAACTTTTAATTCCAAAGGTCTTATTACTAATGCGACTTCCGTTGCAATTACAAGTACCGGAGGCATTACTCAATTAACTGGTGACGTAACTGCTGGACCCGGTTCTGGTAGTCAAGTAGCTTCTCTTAATCATGTTTATCCTGGATTTAGTCCAGTTGGTTCTTCAACTCAAATACCTGTTTTAACTATTGGTAGTGATGGTCGTATTACTTCTTCAACCGTTGCTACGCCTTCAACTGGCTACACACCGCCTAATGCTTGGAGTGTTGAACATAGTTCTGTTTCAATCAGCAATTCACTAAGTCCTGCAACTGGTTTTACAATCGCTGGTCATAGTGGTTATTTAACTTACCTTGTCACTTTTTCTGCAACAATGTATGGCAACTGGAGCGCACCATCAACGCAAGCAAGAGCGCAGTTAAATGTTTACTATTCAGTAAATGGCGGTTTTTATAATGCTTTTGGTAATACCGTTGGTGTATTTTTGGCAAGCGGTGGCGACCAAGTTATGGTGGTTTGGCAAAATCTTTTGTACGGTTCCGATG